CAGAGTGAGACGATTATTGAGACGTTTCCCGCAGCCGGGCCGGTCAAAACTGAGATTATTGGAGCGATCGACCGCTTGAAAGAGCAAGCCGCAGAGCGAGTTCGTGAAGATATGAACTACCAGCTCACTGAGGTGATGACTGAATACCGCCCTGAGCACGAGAGAATGCTGTTTAACCTGGGTTTAGCGGGTGCGGCGTTTAAGAAAGTTTATTTTGATCCTGGGATGGGGCGTCAGACCTCGATATTTATCCCGGCAGAAGACATCATTATTCCCTACGGATCGACGGGAGTGCGTAATTCAGAGCGCGTGACGCATCTGATGAGGAAAACCAAGAACGACGTGAAGAAACTGCAGGTTGCAGGATTCTATCGAGACGTTGATCTGGGTGAGCCGGTGATGATTCACACGGATGTGGAGAAGAAAAAGGCTGAGGAGCAGGGATACAGCCTGACTGATGACGATCGGTACCAGATTGCCGAGGTTCATATTGATTACGACATGCCTGGGTATGAGGATAAGGACGGAATTGCTCTTCCTTATGTGGTGACGATTGACCGGGCGTCGATGGAAGTGCTGGCCATTCGCAGAAACTGGAATCCTGACGATGAAAACAAGCTCAAGCGCCAACATTTCGTTCAATATGACTATATTCCTGGCTTCGGCGCTTATGGCTTTGGCTATATTCACCTTATTGGTGGTTATGCTCGCGCCGGTACTGTTCTTATTCGCCAGCTTGTGGATGCTGGTACGCTTTCTAACCTTCCTGGGGGTCTTAAATCCCGAGGACTGAGGGTTAAAGGCGACGACACTCCCATTGCCCCGGGTGAATTCCGCGATGTTGACGTACCCAGTGGTGCGATCAAAGACAACATCATGGCTTTGCCCTATAAAGAGCCGAGCCAGGTTCTGTCTGGGCTGTTAGACAAGATCACTAACGAAGCACGACGCCTGGGATCTATTGCTGACATGAACATCAGCGACATGAGTGCCAATGCCCCGGTGGGTACGACGTTGGCTCTCTTAGAGCGCCAGCTCAAGACGATGAGTGCGGTCCAGGCGCGTGTGCATTTCTCGATGCGCCAGGAGTTCAAACTCCTAAAGTCGATTATCAGAGACTATGCCCCGACGGAGTATGACTTTGATCCTGAGAGCGGCGACCGCATGGCCCGCCAGTCAGACTATGACTCGGTAGACGTGATCCCGGTAAGTGATCCCAACAGCTCGACGATGGCTCAGCGGATCATGCAGTACCAAGCGGTCATGCAAATGGCCCAAGGTGCTCCCCAGATCTATGACCTGCCGTATCTGCACCGCCAGATGATTGAAGTGCTGGGTGTTAAGAATGGAGAGAAGCTGGTTCCCATGTCTGACGACATGAAGCCGCGTGATCCAATCAGCGAGAACATGGCGTTCTTGAATGGTAAGCCTACCAAGGCGTTTATCTACCAGGACCATGAGGCCCATATCGCTGTTCACACGTCGATGCTGCAGGATCCTATGATCATGGGACAGATTGGCCAGACGCCGATGGCCCAGCAGATGCAAGGTGCGATCATGGCCCACGTTGCGGAGCACATGGCGTTCCGCTACCGCGATCAGATCCAAGAGCGCATGGGTGTGACGATGCCCGCCCCTGATGTTGAGTTGCCTGAGCAAGTGGAGGTCCAACTGTCGAAGATGGTGGCAGAAGCCGCGAAGCAGTTGCTGCAGTTGCACAAAGGTGAAGCCGCGCAACAGCAGGCCCAGCAACAGATGCAAGACCCGATCATCCAGATGCAGCAACAAGAGCTCCAGCTCAAGGCGCAAGAGGTGCAGACCAAGGCTCAGAAGGTGCAGGGCGATTTGCAGATCAAGCAGGCCGAGCTTCAACTGAAGGCTCAGCAGGCTCAGAACAAGGATCAGGGACCGATGATTGCGGCTCAGACTGCAGCTCAGAAGGCCCAGATGGACATGCAGATGTCCCAGGAAGAACATGCGTTGAGGATGCGTCAATCTCAGCAAACGCATGAGCAGAAGTTGGCCCAGCAACAAGAAGAGGCGGCTCTTCGGGTGCGTGACCAGCTGATGGCTTCATTGTCAAAACGCAACAAAGGAGAGTAATTGGACGAGTATGAATATCTAAACTCTAAGCTCGAAGAGCGGAGAAAAGAACTTGTCGAGTTTTTGGGTGATGGTGGTGCTAAGTCCTACGATCACTACAAAGAGGTGTGCGGGATTATCCGAGGTCTCCTGACCGCACAGTCTGAAATAGGTGACCTCGTGCGAAAAATGAAAGACTACGACAATGACTGAGTTTGATGTGAGTGCTGTTGATTTGTCTGGGATATTAAATACCCCGGCAGAGGAGAAGGCAAAGCAAGTGCCTGATCCTGCGACGTACCATCTCCTGTGTGTTCTTCCAGAGATCGAAGAAGAATATGGAGATACTGGTTTGGTGAAAGCCGGCCAGACGATGCATTACGAGGAGCTTTTGTCCCCCGTACTGTTTGTTGTAAAGATGGGTCCAGACGCCTACAAGGACGAGAAGAGATTCCCGAGTGGTCCTTCTTGTAAGGTAGGTGACTTTGTATTGGTCCGACCCAATACTGGGACTCGAATCAAGATTCACGGCAAAGAATTTAGGATCATTAACGATGATTCTGTCGAGGCTGTGGTTCAAGACCCCCGGGGAATTTCCCGTGCGTAAGGAGTAAATATGGAAAAAGTTGAATTTGAATTTCCTGATGAGGCTTCAGAAAATCCTCGTAAGGGTGGTGCTGTGGTTAAGGCCCAGGATGATGAGATTGAGATCATCGACGACACGCCTGAGCAAGACCGCAACAGAAAACCAATGGAAGAGCCTCCCAAGGAGTTTGAGGAGGACGAGATCGCCAAGTACGACGAGAGCGTACAAAAGCGAATCAAGCATTTTACGAAGGGCTACCACGAGGAGCGCCGGGCCAAAGAGGCGGCGTTGCGCGAGCGTGAAGAGGCTATTCGTATTGCCCAGGCCATTGCCGACGAGAACAAAAAACTGAAGGGCTCTTTAAGTGCCAATCAGAATGTGTTACTTGAGCAGGCCAAAAAGACTGTAAGCGGGGAAGTGGAAGAGGCTAAGCGCAAGTACAAGGAAGCGTACGAAGCTGGGGACTCTGATGCTTTGGTAGCGGCTCAGGAGGAGCTGACTTCTGCCAAGATGAAAATGGAGAGAGTTAATAACTTTCGGCCTGCCCCTTTACAAGAAGATCAAACTAATGTACAAATCGCCCAACAGCCCCGAGCGGCTCCTGTTGACAACAAACTACTTGCTTGGCAAGAACGCAATCAGTGGTTTGGTGCTAACAAGAAAATGACGGCCTATGCTTTAGGACTTCATGAGGATTTGCTCGAGGAAGGAATTTCTGCAGGCAGTGATGAATACTATCGACGTATTGACGCTGACATGCAGGGACGTTTCCCAGATGCGTTTGAGTCTGGGAAGCCTGCTGATGCTACATCTCGGCAGACAAAATCAAACGTTGTCTCACCGGCAACGCGGAGTACTGCGCCTAAGAAAGTCGTACTTACCAAATCGCAGGTGGAAATCGCCAAGCGGCTAGGAGTTCCTTTGGATCTCTATGCTCGTAAGGTTGCGGATGAAATGAGGAAATGAAAATGACACAGATTCGTGAAAAACGTGAGATTGGAAGTCGTGAAAAAGCTGAGCGTCCTAAGCGTTGGATGCCGCCCCAGCTTCTGCCTGATCCGAACCCGGAGCCAGGTTATGCGTTTCGTTGGGTCCGACTGAGCACTCTAAATTCACCTGATGCCACAAACATCTCTTCAAAATTCCGCGAAGGTTGGGAACCTGTAAAGGCTTCGGAACACCCCGAGGTGGTTCTTCTGGGCAACCAAGAAGGTCGCTTCAAGGACTCCATCGAGATCGGTGGTCTGTTGCTTTGCAAAATTCCAGTTGAGTTTATTGAGGATCGTGAAGCGTATTACCTGGATCAGGCTAACGCGCAGATGAACTCGGTAGATAACAACTTCATGCGTGAGAGTGACGCTCGTATGCCTCTCTTCAATGAGCGGAAGACGAAGGTTACTTTCGGTAAAGGTATGTAACTTTTAGGAGTCCAAAATGGCTTATCCCACAGTAAGCGCTCCTTACGGCCTAAAGCCTATCAACCGAGTTGATGGCATGCCGTATGCAGGCGCGATTCGCCAGATTCCCATTGCTTCAGGCTACGCAACCGCCATTCTGAATGGCGCGACCGTGAAACTAAGTGGTGGTTATCTTGTTGCTGACACCGCTACCAACAATGCCACTCCCTGTGGTGTTTTGGTTGGTTGCCAGTATGTCAACTCTAGCGGTCAGACCGTGCAGGGCCAGTACTATCCGGCCAGCCAGTCTACTGCTACCAACCCGGCTTATGCCTACGTTGTGGATGATCCGAACGCTTTGTTCAAAGTGGCCGTTGTGTCTTCTGGCACCACGATCACCTATACGGATCGTACGGTTGTCGGTTCTAACCTGCCCCTGGTTCAAAACGGCGGCTCGACCACCACTGGTGACTCGACCATCGGTGTGACCGCAACGGGCGGCGGCACAACCGCTACCATCCCTCTGCGTGTGATTGATGTTGTTCCTGACACCTCGGTTGTCGTTAGCGGTACCACGTACTACTACGAACTGCTGGTCAAGATCAACACGCACCAGTACAACAACACCACTGGCGTGTCTTGATAAGGAGCTAAATCATGGCTATTTCACGCGCACAACTACTTAAAGAACTGCTCCCCGGCCTGAACGCCCTGTTTGGCCTGGAGTACGCCCGTTATGGCGAGGAACATAAAGAGATTTATGAGACCGAAACCTCCGAGCGTTCGTTCGAAGAAGAAACCAAGCTGTCTGGCTTCTCCGCCGCTCCGGTGAAGAACGAAGGCTCTGCCATTGCTTATGACAATGCGCAGGAAGCCTGGACGGCTCGCTACACCCACGAGACCATTGCTATGGGCTTCTCGATCACTGAAGAGGCGATCGAAGATAACCTGTACGACAGTCTGTCCAGCCGCTACACGAAGGCGCTGGCTCGTGCGATGGCGTACACCAAGCAGGTCAAGGCCGCTAACGTGTTGAACAACGCGTTCAACACTGGCGTTACCTACGGCGACGGCGTTTCCCTGTGTAACACCGCTCACCCGCTGATCTCTGGTGGCACCAACAGCAACCGCCCCACTACTGGCGCTGACCTGAATGAAACGTCGTTGGAAAACGCCGTGATTCAGATCGCCGCTTGGACGGATGAACGCGGTCTGCTGATTGCAGCCAAGCCCAAGAAGCTGGTCGTTCCGCCGGCACTGATGTTCGTGGCTACCCGCCTGCTCGAGACCGAGTTGCGCGTTGGTACGACCGACAACGACATCAACGCCCTGAAGAACAACGGTTCCATCCCCGATGGCTACTGTGTCAACCACTTCTTGACCGACACGAACGCCTGGTTCCTGACCACGGACGTGCCCAACGGCTTGAAGCACTTTGTGCGTACCCCGCTGTCTAATTCAATGGACGGGGACTTTGACACGGGCAACGTCCGCTATAAGGCTCGTGAGCGTTATAGCTTCGGTGTATCCGATCCCCTGGGAATTTTTGGCTCTCCGGGTTCGTCTTAATTAAACCTTAAGGTTTAATGTGGAAGGGGGTTGCGGCCCCCTTTCTTTTGCTCTATAATTGCCTGTGTCAAAACAGGAGCAATGATGGACACCACAAACCTACCCAAAACCAGGTCAGAGGCTAAAGCTGTTGGAGCTGCGTACTACTTCACAGGGGATCCTTGCAAGCATGGCCACATTGCTCCACGCAAAACCAAGGGATCCTGCGTCGAATGCTTGAAGGCCGAGTGGGCCAAGGGTAATGAGACCAGGGCTGAGTATTTCCGGGCCTACAACAAATCAGAGGCCGGCCAGAAGGCTAAGAAAGAATACTATGCACGCAATCGTGATGCCGTAATTGAGAAGGCATTTTCTCGTCCACTTGAGGAAAAAAGAAAAGCTAAGTTACGTTACAAGCAAGAAAACCCAGATATGTATCGGGAGCTTGTTAGCCTGCGCCGTCGTCGGTTTCGTTTGGCCACTCCCAAGTGGTTATCGTCCGAACAAAAAATGGAGATTCGCCTAAAGTATCGGCTAGCAATAGAGCTGTCTCGACGTACTGGCGTGCGGCATGCTGTTGACCATATCGTTCCCCTGCAAGGAGAGACGGTATGCGGGCTACATGTGCCGTGGAACTTAAATGTTGTGACGCAAGAAGAAAACCTGAAGAAACACAATAAGCTCATTGACACTGTACCCACCGCATGATACAAATAGGCACTCCGGGCTTTCCGGTGTGTCAAACGGTCCCGGCCGACGTCATGCAGATTGGCACACTACAACGCATGAAAGGAACCCATCATGGGAATCGCAACTCATCTTGGCCCGTGGCTTTTGGGTACCAACCGTTACACGACTGGTACTGCCGCCGCCGACACCCGCAATACTGGCGCAACTCAAGTTGTTCAAGTTGACACCATCAACTTTAATGATGCTGACAACAGCAACGCCTTTGTTCTTCCCGCTGGCTCGTTGATTACGAATCTTCGGTTTATTACGACCACCACTTTTGACGCTGCTACTACGATCACGTTGTCCATTGGTGGCACCGCAATCACTGCTGCTTTGACTGTGACCAACCCTGGCGTGTACTCGTTTACTGCCGCCGCTACTGAAGCCGCTGCTGCTCTATGGGCCAACACTGGCACGACCGACAAGTTTGTAACCTACACGGTTGCACAAGGTGCTTCTACTGCTGGTGTTGGACAGATTGTTGCTGAGTACGTGGTTCGCAACTCTGACGGCACGATGTATCAGTCTGCTGGTCAGGTCTAATTAGTCTCGGGGGCTTCGGCCCCCATTTACAAGGAGATTAGTTATGGCAATGCAAACTGATGTCAAAGGCGTTAGTTGCCCGGCAAGTACGGACACCACTGCGTACAACGGGCGTACTCGTCTGAAGGGCCTGTATTACAGCGCCTCTGCTGCAAGCTCTGTTGCTGTTAAAGACGGCGCAACTACGCTATTTACGTTCACAATCGCCGCTGCTGACTCTAGCTACGTTATCCTCCCTGGAGAGGGTGCCGTGGTTCAGACCAGCTTGGTGATTACTGTTGGCGCAAACTGCACTGCGGTGGCATTCTATGGCTGAAGAAAAGCGTCCCGTCGATCTAAATGGTCGTAAATTGATGATTGCTATCCCGGCGTATGACGGGCGAGTAAACATCAAGACGGCTATTGCCTTGGCAAAACTAACGCCCGAGACAAACAAGTTTGGCGTGACGCTTTATATCAGCCACATCTCTGGTTGTTCCCTGATTACCAAGGCTCGCAATGCTTTGGTTGCGGACTTCCTCGAGACGGATGCAGATACCCTGCTGTTTGTAGACTCCGACGTCATCATCACCCCTGACGCTGTTCTTCGCTTGTTGGCTGTGAGCCAGGGCAAGGACATTACGGCTGGTGTTTATCCGCGCCGTGGTGCTGATCGTTGTTTCTTCATGGACATCCATACTGATGAAGAGACAAACCAGCTGGTGTTTGACGAAAACGGGATGCTACAGATCCGCCGTATTGGCACTGGGTTCATGATGATCCAGCGGCATGTGTTGGAGACTATGGTTAAGAACCACCCCGAATGGCGCTACATCAACGATACAAAGAATCGTGATGAGTATGCAATTTTCGACTTTGGGGTGTACAACGGCAAGTATTACGGCGAGGACTATCTGTTCTGCGACCGTGCAACTGCTGAAGGTTTTACCGTGTTTCTGGACCCGACTATCAGCTTGCCGCACGTAGGAACTCAGGAGTTTGAGCGTAACTTTGAAGAAGATGCACTGAAGCCCCTTATTGAAGAATTCTGCACGCCCAAACTGAAAGTCGCATATGGCTAAGACACCTGCATGGCAACGCTCCGAAGGCAAGAACAAGAATGGCGGACTGAACGCCAAGGGTCGCGCCTCTGCCAAAAAGCAGGGCATGAACTTGAAACCTCCCCAGCCGGAAGGCGGCAAACGCCGAGACTCTTTCTGCGCCCGTATGGAGGGGATGAAGAAGAAGCTCACGTCCGAGAAGACGGCAAAAGACCCGAATTCACGGATTAACAAAAGCCTGCGGGCATGGAATTGTTAAGGACTGATATGCCAAATCCTAAGTACCTAGAGAACCTGAAGCGTTATGGTCCTAAGGCCCGTGACCGTGCTGCTGATCTAGAAGAGATGGCGGCATTGGCCAATGCACGTCCTTCTCGTTCTGACATGCAAGAGTCCAACTTCCGAGCCATTGTTGGCCAGCCTTCAGCTCGTAAAGAATCGGCCCGCCTGGCTCAAGAGGTAAGCGAGCTGGGTGACCAGTACAAGCGTGAAGCTCGTGGAGTTGGGGCCCCTGATGACGATGGAATCATTAGCAAGATTAAGTCTGCTGCCGGCATGAAAAAGGGTGGTAAGGTTGGATCTGCCTCTAAGCGCGCTGACGGTATTGCCCAGCGTGGAAAGACCAAAGGTCGGATGATCTGATCATGGAAATGATGTTGTGGAACGCCTTGCTGACTACATTGCTCGGGTTGCTAGGTTGGAATCTGAAGGAAAAGTCGGAGGAAATATCCCGGCTACAGATTCTGCTGAACCGGACAAGGGAAGAAGTCGCCAAGGAATATGTGACGAAGGTGGATGTTCACCACGACATCAATCGGGTTCTGGACCGGATAGACCGTCTAGAGAGCAAGATTGATTCGTTTATTAGGGAGCAGAAAAGTGCCCTCAACTAGTCGTAAACAGCACATGTTCATGCAAGCCGTTGCTCATAACCCGGCTTTTGCAAAGAAGGTAGGCGTCCCACAGTCTGTGGGGCAAGAGTTCAGCAAGGCGGACAAAGGCCGCAAATTTTCTAAAGGTGGTGACATGAAAGAGTCCAAAGCAATGATGAAAAAAGAAGTTGGCTTTATGAAAGCCAAGGGCGCACCCAAGTCCATGATCAAACATGAGATGGCCGAGGCGGGCATGAAAAAAGGTGGCTCTGTGTCCCCGTCCAAAATGGGCAAGGTAATGGCCGGTGGTAAGCGTCCGCATGGTGAGCACTCTGTACAGCAGAAAGGCCACACCAAGGGCAAACAGATCACCATGAAGCGCGGCGGGAAGTGCTAAGGAGGCCATCATGGCAACCAAGAAACAAGCTGGTGCTGGTAGGGGATTTGTAAACCCACAGCGCACTGATGAGTCTGATGCTGAATACGTGACGCCCAAACAGCGTTACGACATGGAAAAGCAGATGGAAGAAGAGAAGGCTTCTGCTCAAGCCGAGAAAGCCTATAACAAGGCCACTGGCTATGCTAAAGGCGGCATGACTGCTTCCAAGCGTGCAGATGGTATTGCTCAACGCGGCAAGACCCGTGGCACGATAATCATGTGCGGCGGCGGTTACGCCAAGGGGAAATAACATGATGGCCAGTCGCGGCATGGGGGACATTGCCCCCTCTAAGATGCCCAGCGGAAAGCGTAAAGCTCGCCGGGATGACACTGATTTCACACAGTATGCCAAGGGTGGTGAGGTCTGGAGCAAGCCGCGTCCTGAAAGCCTGGGCGCTCCCAAGAAGCTGAGCTCTGCCAAGAAGGCAAAAGCTAAGGCTGCGGCCAAAGCTGCTGGCCGGCCCTACCCCAACATGATTGACAATATCCGGGCTGCAATGAAATGAGTTACACGACTGGCACAACCCTATTTAACCTGGACTTCACGGAATTAGCCGAGGAAGCGTGGGAGCGTGCCGGTCGTGAAATGCGTTCCGGTTATGACTTGCGGACTGCCCGCCGGTCTATGAACCTGATGACCATTGAGTGGGCTAACCGTGGTCTGAATATGTGGACGATTGAGGAAGGCAGTATCACGCTAACGCCTGGATTAAACACCTATCCGCTGCCGCTAGATACGATTGACCTGCTAGACCATGTGATTCGTACTGGGGGTAACGTATCTTCCACCCAGGCCGACCTTACCATCTCTCGAATTAGTGTTTCGACCTATGCGACGATCCCAAACAAGCTCACCCAGGCCCGTCCTATTCAGGTGTGGATCCAGCGTCTGTCAGGGGAAACAAATCCAACTACCCTGAAGCTGGATGGGAACATTAACTCAACGGTAACCACGATCAATCTGACATCTACGGTGGGCCTTGCGGCCGCTGGCTACATTAAGCTGGACTCAGAGGTTATCTATTACGGCTACATCGACGGCAACTCGCTGGGCGGGTGTTTCCGTGCCCAGAACAATACAACGGCGGCATCTCATACGGATCAGACTCTGGTCTACGTGCCCCAGTTGCCAGCTGTCACGGTCTGGCCAACCCCGGACAGTTCTACGACCTATCAGTTTGTGTACTGGCGTATGCGTAGGATCCAGGACACTGGAGCTGGTGTGCAGGTTGGTGATGCAAACTTTCGTTTTTTACCTGCCGCCGCCGCTGGTTTGGCGTACTACATCGCTATGAAACAGCCCGAGCTGATGCAACGTGTGGAGATGCTGAAAGCCGCCTACGACGAGCAGTTTGCTCTGGCCGCTGGTGAAGATCATGAGAAAGCGCCGATCCGGTTTGTGCCGCGTCAGCAGTTTATCGGAGGGAGTACTCCGTAATGGGCGAGAGGTTCTCATCCGGCAAATTTGCGATCTCCCAGTGCGATCGCTGTGGCTTTCGTTTCAAGTTGAAGCAGCTCAAGTTTGAGGTCATCAAGACCAAGCTGTACCAGTTGAAAGTCTGTCCAGAGTGCTGGGATCCCGATCAGCCGCAGTTGCAGCTTGGAATGTTCCCAGTTGACGATCCGCAGGCCGTGCGCCAGCCAAGACCGGATACAACGTACTACACTGCTGGATTGGATGCCAATGGGTTCCCATCTGGTGGTTCTCGAGATATTCAGTGGGGATGGGCCCCGGTTGGTGGATCTAGCTTTTTTGATGTCGGTTTAACACCAAACTACTTGGTGGCAACGACAAGTGTTGGTACAGTGTCAGTATCTTAAAGGAGCCAGAAATGGACAAGAAAGACTTGAAACAAGACAAGAAGATGATTGCATCGGCTGTGCATAAGCACGAAGCCAAGATGCATCCTGGCAAGCCCATGACCAAGCTGGCCAAGGGTGGTGTTACTTCTGCAAACATGAAGAAGTACGGACGCAACCTGGCCCGTGCCATGAACCAGAAATCCAGCTCTCGCGGAGGCTAATATGGCCACATACAGCAAAAAAGTTATGGGTAAAGAAGTTGGCCAGGCCAGCGTCTATGCTGAGCCCCACACCATGAAGGGTAAGGCCGTGAAGATTGAAGAGAACCCTGGCAAGAGCCCCAATCGTAGCAAGCTGGACACGTACAATCTGTCTGTTGGCGCGGTTAGCAAAGCTGCAGGGGATCAGCCGGTCAAGACGGATGGCATCAAGATCCGTGGCACTGGTGCGGCTACCAAAGGTGTGATGGCACGAGGCCCGATGGCCTGAGGTTAATATGACCTACGATGAGCTGGTTACCCAGGTTAATGATTACATCGAGAACTCGTTCCCGACGAGTAACATTGACACCTTCATTAAACAAGCTGAGTCCCGTATATACAACACGGTGCAGCTGGCGTCTTTGCGTAAGAACGTGACGGGTACAGCTACCGTAGGGAATAAGTATCTTCAATGCCCCACTGACTTCCTGTCGGTGTATTCGATTGCCGTTATCTCAGACAGCGAGTATCTGTATCTGCTCAACAAAGACGTGAACTTCATCCGTGAAGCCTATCCGAGCACGGCCGCTGCTTACCGCGGTGAACCCAAGCATTACGCAATCTTTGGCCCCCGGTCAGATAACGAGGATGAGCTGAGCTTTATCCTGGGCCCCACGCCTGATCTGTCTTATGAGGTTGAGTTGCATTACTTCTACCTGCCCGAATCCATTGTGGACGCGGCGGATGGTCGTACGTGGCTTGGCGACAACTTCGACTCTGCTCTGCTGTACGGCACCTTGATGGAAGCCGCTACCTATACCAAGGCAGAGCAAGATATGGTTAAGCTGTACAGCGATCGGTATGTGCAGGCAATTGCTCTCTTGAAGAACCTTGGCGACGGGAAGCAGAGGGCCGACGCATACAGAGACGGCCAAGTTAGGGTGCCGGTGTCATGAGCATTGTTCAAACCCAGACCACCAGCTTCAAGGCCGAGCTCTACGAGGGGGTCCACAACCTTCTCGTGGACGATATTTACATGGCTTTGTACACGGCCAATGCGACTTTAGACGCAGACACGACCGTGTATTCCTCTACCAACGAGGTGACTGGTACGGGCTATGTGGCTGGCGGGGTTCAGATGACGGGCATTACTATCCAGACGTCTGGGTATACGGTCTATGTCAATTTTGACAACGTTGCGTTCAATGCCAGTCTGACGGCGCGGTGTGCGCTAATTTACAACGCATCCCAGGGCAACAAATCAATTGCCGTGCTGGACTTTGGGTCTGACAAGACATCCACCAACTTCACGGTCACGATGCCGCAGAACACGGCAACGTCGGCTTTAATACGTTCATCTAACTAAGGAGCGGTCCATGACCACCGAATTCTTGAAAGCCACAGACAAAATCGAAGGCGGCATGATCGCCAACACCGGCTCGGGCGAGACCGCCAAGGCTACGGGCCAGTACTTTATTGAGTGCTTTGACAAAGACGGCAACCTGAAATGGCGTGACGAGACCCACAACCTGGTTGTGAACGTCGGCCTGCAGTACATGGCCGGTGTGGCTCTAACCTCGACCACCCAGATCACGACTTGGTATATTGGTCTGTACGGTGCTGGCGCATCTAACACCCCTGCGGCTACTGACACCCTGGCTCTCCACGGTGGCTGGACTGAGATCACCCCTTACTCTGGCAACCGCCCTGCGGCTACGTTTGCTGCGGCTACTAACGCTAACCCGTCTGTGGTGACCAACTCGGCTTCTAAGGCCAGCTTCAGCATCAACGCTACGGCAACGGTGGGCGGGGCTTTCCTGGCTTCGGCAGCTTCTGGTACGAGTGGCACGCTGTTCTCAGCCGCTGACTTCCAGTCTCCTGGCGACCGCTCTGTGGTATCGGGTGATGTTTTGACAGTCAGCTATACATTCTCTCTTAGCGCTTAATTTAATGACGACGTACTCACGAGATGAATAATGGCAGAAGGCGGCTGGGGGTCCGGTACATGGGGTCAAGCTGGCTGGGGTGATTCGGTTTATGACCGTGACCTGGCCGAGACTGCCACGGGCGCTGACAGCATATCGTCTAATCCCACCTTTGCCTCTAGCATCTCTGAGACCGCCACGGGGGCTGATACTGTATCGGCCCTGGCTTCGTTTGAATCTAGCATTGCTGAGACGGCGAGTGGGTCTGACTCCATAAATGGCAACGTAGACTTCCAGGTCGCTGTAGATGAGACGGCAAGCGGGGCTGACAGCATTGAGGCAAGCCAGGACTTTGGGGTAGCGGTAGCAGAGACCGCCAGTGGGTCAGATTCAATAGAGGCCACGCCTACCTACTCCACGGTTATTTCTGAAACTGCCACGGGTGCGGACAGCGTAGAGGCCCAGGCGGCGTTTGACTCGGCTATTAGCGAGACAGCTACTGGGGCGGACTCGATTGACTCCAATGTCTCGGTCTTTGCCTCTGTGGCGGAGACAGCTTCTGGGTCTGACGAAATATCGGCCAATGCCAATTTCGGGGTGGGTATCAGTGAGAGTGCGTCTGGATCGGATACTGATGCGTCAAATCCAGATTTCCAGGGCGTAACAAGTGACACTGCCACGGGCGCGGATACCATATCTGCCACGCCAACATACCCTGGCGAGGTGTCTGAAACGGCCACGGCGGCTGATGAGACAGCATCTCAGTTTGAGTTTTTTGGCAACATTCTTGAGACCGCCACGGCCACGGATGAGGTATCTGCCAGTGTGAATTTCCAGAGCTCGGTGAGCGAGACGGCTACGGGTACGGATTCTGATGTTGGGTTCTTGACCATGATGGCCGAAGTGCTGGAGACGGCCACGGCGGCAGCTCAGTTTGTGGCGGCTATGAACTACATGGCTGCTATATCCGAGGCAGCGACGGCGGCAGACTTTATCTACGCCGAGTATCTCTGGAACCCGATCGACGACACCCAGACGGCCAACTGGGGGAATATCAACAATGAACAGACGCCTGGCTGGACCCAGGTCACGGATACGCAGTCGCCGGGGTGGACGGCTGTGGGGACAACTCAAACGCCGGGGTGGGCTAATGTGGATGACACGCAGGCTCCTAACTGGCAAAATATCAACACGAACTCGTAGGAGTCTTTATGACGACAGCAGCAACATCTCTCTTGGGCCTAGCCCTTCCGGTCACTGGCGAACTTGCAGGTACGTGGGGGACGACGGTTAATGACTCCATTACCTCTCTTTTGGACACTGCCGTTGCCGGTACAACCACGCTTAGCACGGACGCTGACGTTACGCTGACTACCACGACTCTTGCGGCAAACCAGGCTCGTCAGGCAATCCTGCTGTGCTCAGGCGCACGCACGGCGATAAGGACCATCACGGCCCCGGCCCAGTCCAAGATCTACACGGTCATTAACTCAACGACTGGCGGGTATGCAGTCAAGATTGTGGGGGTTGGTCCTACAACGGGTGTGACGATAGGTTCTGGTCAGTCTGCCCAAGTTGCATGGAACGGATCTGATTTTGTTCAGGTCGGCGCATCTGCTGGCGGGTCTAACACGCAGGTTCAATACAACAATAACGGTGCGCTAGCAGGCTCTGCTAACTTGACATTTAACGGTACGACGCTCACTGCCAATGCTCTGACTGTTACAAATGCCACTACTTTGTCAGGCGGCACAGCCAACGGAGTAGCGTATCTCAACGGCTCCAAGGTAGTCACCACTGGTTCTGCGCTGACGTTTGATGGGACGAATCTATCGCCAGCAAGTTCAGCACAAAGCCTTGGCACATCTTCTGTTAAATGGGGAACTGTTTATGCTGGTGCATTGGCTGATGGTTCCGACCAGCTTCTTGGTTCTGTAAGCACTACATTACGGGTTGGATTTGGTGCAAGCTGGACTGCACAAGCATTTGCCATCAGCGGCTCCGAACAAATGCGCCTAACCAGCACAGGGCTGGGTATTGGGACGAGTTCGCCGGTTGATAAATTAGAGGTGTATAGCACTATTACGGCTAGAGCGGCATCTGGCACTTCTGCTTTGCGCTTGCGTAATACGACTTCTGATTACCAATGGCAA